AAGTGGCTTGACAATTAGCGGAGCGGTTGTAGATCCAACTATATCTGGTTCATCTTGGACTTCAACTTCACAACTGTCAGCTATTGAATATAACACTACAGCATCAGGCATTACTGGTGGTGAAATCATTGGCACTTTCTTCACGGGAAGTAATGATGGTCAAAATTTAGAACTACAAGAAATTTTCCGTTACAATCGTGAATTTCTAACTCGTCCCATTTCTAATGAGGCAGGTGAATCTGGTGATGTGTTATCAGTAGTGGTTGAAAGTCTTGCTGCAAGTGGTAATACAGTTGCAGGCTCCCTCACTTGGGGTGAACGTTAATTATTAACTATGACAACTATTTATCAGCTTCCGCCTGAAGTAGGGCAAAAACGTTATGTTGTAGCAAGTGGTGCTAATGCAGGCACTGTTTTGCAGGAGGCTGGTGATTTTCCTGCTGGCCAAACAGTAATGGCAAGTGGCATTCCATCTGTGGTGCCACTAACAGGAACACCTCTTGTAATTTCTAAATATTTAGAAAAACCCACTGAAATAAAAAAGGATTTACTTGGGAATTCAAGAGCCGAAGAAGCATTAAGTTTATTTAATTACACGGATGATTATGATCTTCGTGATGATATTTACATCACCGAAATTCAAGGAATCAATGAAACAGGAGCGGATAATTTAGAAAGTGCTAAATGGAGTCAATTGGAAAATGTAGGTGTTGATTATTCTCCATTACCTATTGGTAGCTTCACTCATGATGCAGCAAGGCGTGGCATTAACATTGAACTAGCTAAAGCTTCTGGCGGTTTCCAGAGGGCACGTTTAAGCACTCGCAAGCGTTTCCGTTACCAGACTGGTCGTGTTATGCGCATGTCTGTATGTGTGCAAATGAGTAGGGCTGAACTACCAGCTTGCGAAAAATTATGGGGGATTGGAGATAGTCAAGATGGCTTCTTTTTTCAAATAAGAGCTGGTGGCGATGGCGATGATTTCCGCTTGGTTTATCGTCGTTCTTCTGGTGATGGTCTTGTTAAGGAAGTAATTATTCCTCGGAGTCAGTTTAATCATGACACGATGGATGGCGATGGTCTTAGCAATTCCACTATTGATTTCACTAAAAATTGCATGTATTTAGTGGAATGGGGCTGGTATGGTGCTAGCTCCGCCAGATTCTATGCATTTGTTGTAGATGATCAAACAGCACTGCCAGCAAGTGTTAAAAAAGTGCCTCGTGGTCGATGGGTGTTGATGCATGAAATCCTTATCCCTGATAGCCTTAATGCCCCAAGTCTTGGTACACCCGTACTACCTTTTACCATTGAAATTAGCAATTCTGGTTATTTAGTAGAGCCACAATTTGTAATGAAATATGGCTTGAGTGTACAAGTAGATGGTGGTGAATCAGAAAAAGCTGATGTATATGGAGCTGATGTTTCAAATGGTAGAGAAATTGGTCCACTTATAGGTGGTACTGAAGCTTCTCATTTTTTCCCATTGTTTGCTATTCGTGCTAAAGATTTTGCACCTAACAAAATTCTTAATACCTTACAGGGTCTCCCTAAAACTTTAAGCTTATTTGGAAACTATGGTACAGAAATAGCAGTCTTACGAAGTGCTGTATTTTCTTCGCTAGATGAAGTTGGTCATTTGAATGGGACATTGCCTGAAAGTAATGCTGGTGATTTCGGTTTGGCTGAATCACTATTACTTGCTCCAGATGGGGCCAATGAGGCTACATTTTTACTTACGCAACAGCCAGAAGCGCTTCCTCTTGCTTTCCAAGGGCTTTACGAAGCAACTGATATGGGTACTTTAGAAGGAAATTTTGTTGGAAAACAGAGAGTAAGCGGAAAAGAACTTGTGCGTTTTTATATTGCGCCAGATAAAGCAGAAATGGTGAACTTAACGTCAATTTACGATTTAGTTAGAGAATCAATCACCACTGAATACGATAGTAAATTTGACTTTCCTACAGCTAATGAAGATTATGAAATTACAAATATTGATGGTAATGGCGTTCTTACTCTTGATAGAAAACATTCGCTTGAAGTTGGTTTTCGTTTTGTAATTAATAACACAACATTTTACATTAGAACAGTTCCAGGCGTTACAACTATCACTCTTGCAACTTCTCGTGGCGGTTCTTTATATAACGGCTACGCCGGAGCTGGCATTGTGGCTTCTAATTATGGTCGAGGGTTTTATGATGTGATTATTGATAGCGCAGTCGCTTCTCGCGCTCGTCCTATCGAACAAGGTGTGGTGGTATTTGCTGCACGACGAGTGGTGGATTCTATGCTTATAATTAATCTTGAGGAAAGCAACGCGGAATGGATGAAGGCATCTAATTGTTCCACGACTAATTCCTATAATGTAATAACCCCAGCGCCTGAAGTGCGGGCGTTCCTCAACTACGGCCTGCGGTAAAAAGAATGGCTATTGGCAGCGACATCGTGAATTTGGCAAGTGAAGGCTTGCCGGATGACACCTCCGACAGGGCTTATGCTTTTTGCATTGGCACTCAACTTCTTCAAACGCCATCGTTTGATCCACGCAATGGTTTAATTGAATTTAAGGTGCGGCCTGATGCTTTTCGGGCTCCATTATCAGGCAATACTCGTGCCACTACCGCTATTGGCTTGGCTACTAGCGCCAATATTTCGCAGCTTTCTGCTTGGACTTCTGCTCAACAAATTGCAGATAATGGAAGTGCTTATGGCGTGTATGCTATAGGATTTGCTGAAAATATTAGTAATGGAAGCTTGGTAAATATTACCACTGCTGGCGTATCCATTGGAAGTGTAGCTAAAGAGCGCATTGGTAGTGGGGTGAGTATTGCTTTTGATACTTTCCAAAGCACCAGTCACGGCTATGGAGCTGGTGATGCTGTAATTATTTACAGTGGTAATGCTCCTACACCATTGCAATTGAATACTAAATATTTTGTAATTCCATCAGGAGCAAATGCTTTCTTGCTTGCATCAAGTTATGCTGCTGCAATTGCTGGAAGTGGCATTGACATCACCGTGAGTGGTGGCCCTGTATATTTAAGAAGTGATGATAAATGGAAAATTGCTCGCAATGGTTCAACAGGGCAAGTGCAAATTTCACGCAATGACAATGTGATTCATAGCTTTAGTACCACTACACTTGCATCATTAAGACCGTTCTTTTGGTCTAGGGAACGCACAGTTAGTGCTACGATACCAGTATTCAAGGAAATCAAAGTTAGCGGGGCTTCCTAAGCAATGGCTCAAAGTAGGCTTATTACGGATTTAGTTGCGCTTGTTCAGCCCAACAACAATGATCTGCTGGTAATTGTTGACAATACCACTGATCCCACTCTTTCGACTACAAAAAAGATTACTTATGCAAATCTAAAAGAGGATTTGCAGGATATTATTGATCTTTTTATTGTAGAAGGCACTGGCATTATCGCTTCTTATAATGATGCTGGCAATACAATTACATTAAGCGTAAGTGGTGATACTACCACGCAAAAATCAATTTATAGCAATACTGGCACGGCCATTGGCACTCGCCAACAACTTAATTTTATTCCTGGTGCAGGCGTAACACTTACGGGCGCTGATAACCCTGGAAGTAATCGCGTTGACTTAACGGTTAATACCACCACTGTTGCCACTGGTGTTACGCTTTCCGGCACTGGCAGTCCTATCAGCCCATTGTCTAGCATTAGTACGCTTGGCGATGGCACAAAGCAGCTTAATTTCCGGGCAGTAAAGGCTGGTAGCGCAAAGATTAGTGTTGTTACAGGTGATGGTGGGAATACTATTTCCGTCGATGTGGTGCCTAGTGGCATTGACATTAACTCTTTAAATGTTGCTTCACCTTTAGGCGTGGGCTTAGGTGGTACTAACGCTACAACTGCCAGTGGAGCGCGAGCAAGCCTTGGCGCAGCACAACTTGGCACCAATGCTGACATAACCGAAATCACTGGCCTTACAACTCCCTTGAGCGTTGCGCAAGGTGGTGGTGGTGGCTCCACGGCTGCAACTAGCTTGTTTAACCTTGCTGGTCTATCAACTGCAGTTAATGTGGGTGCTGCTGGTCAATCTTTAATTTCCAATGGCAAAAGCGCTGTTGCTGGTGAATATAGGGTTGAGTTAAAAAGCATCAGGGCGGCATCATCTAAAATTGCGGTGGCAACTGTTGGTAATGATTTGACAATAGAAGCAAATGCAAATAATATTCTTAGTGGAGCATCAGCTAATCCTAATTTCAATGGTTATCGACTTACTAATCTTGCTGCTCCCATTGCGGCTTCTGATGCCGCAACAAAAGAATATGCAGATGCTGTTGCTCAAGGTTTAAGCGTAAAAGAAGCATCTCGACTTGCTTCTACGGCTAATTTTTCTGGCACTTATTACAATTCTTCTGGCACAGTTTCAGCCGTCACCACTGGCTCTGATTCTCTCACCATCAATAACCACCCATTTAATGTAGGCGAACGAGTTTATATTACTACCACTGCAACATTGCCTGGTGGGCTTTCTGCGCTAACTGAATATTTTATCATTGATACTGATGTTAATACAATTAAACTTGCCACAACAAAGGCAAATGCTGTTGGAGGTACTGCCATTGACCTGACCTCCACTGGTAGTGGCACAATTGTTGTTGAACATACAAAATATTTGGAAGCTTCTGGTAATGGCCTATTAAGCGTAGACAGCACCAATGTGGTCGCAGGTGATCGTATTCTGCTTAAAAATCAAACTACTACTTTCCAAAATGGCATTTACGTAGTTACCGATATTGGCAGCGTAAGTACTCCTGCAGTAGTTACTAGGGCTTTGGATGCTAATGCTCAAGGAGAGCTAGAGGCTGGTGCGTTTACTTTTATTTTTGAAGGCAACGTAAATGCTGATATTGCTTTTGTACAAATTGAAAGCAATGCTATTTTAGATGTTGATCCACTTACGTGGACAGTATTTTCTGCTGCATCTATTCCGGTTAATAGCGTTACCAATGATCGCTTAGCGCAAGTGGCGCAAGCTACCGTTAAAGGCAGGCAAGCGGCTGGTGGCACTGGCAACGTTGAGGACTTAACAGCAGATCAACTTATTGCTATAGTAAATACTAGTTCTACTTCCATTGACGCTGGCACTTACTAAGCGTTTTTATTTTCTTATAGCTTTTTAGCTTTTATCTGGATTAACCAATGGCAGTTCCTATTCAAAATTTACGTAGTGGCACTGCCACTAAACGCCCTGTAGCTTCAGGACTTGCTTTTGGGCAAGTAGCAGTTAATTATAATGAAGCAGATCCTGCTGTTTATTTAAGGGGAGATGCAAACGCGCTAATTAAAATTAGCCCTGTATTTGTAGGGACAGGAGCGCCTAATGCAACACCAGCATCAGGGGGATCTGCTGGTAACAGCAAAGGAGAGCAATGGTTAGATACTGCTTCTTCACCTCCAACGCCTAAAGTTTGGAATGGTAGTGCTTTTGTTAGCAGCTACACCTTTACTAGCGGCACCACTTTAATTCAACCATTAGTGACAAGCGGCACAATTAGTGGCAGCACAATTATTAATGCAACAATTAGCGGTACTTTTACCCTACCTAGTGGGGTTATTACTAGTAATGCCATTGCCAATGATTCCATTGTTAATGAGGATATAAATTCCGCTGCTGCTATTGTTGACACAAAATTAGCCACTATTAGCACTGCTAATAAAGTAGGAATTGCAGCCCTTGATATTGATGGTGGCACTGATATTGGTGCAGCATTAGTTGATGCAGATTTATTTATTGTTGATGATGGTGGTGCTGGCACTAACAGAAAAGCTGCTGCAACACGTATCACTGATTATGCTTTCAATAAAGTCAGCGGTGGTGTGACAATTGCTAGTAATGGGGTCGCAACTGTAGGTAACGCTGCTACTGCTACCGCATTACAAACCGCTCGCACCATTAATGGTGTAAGCTTTAATGGTACGCAAAACATTACAATTACTGCAGGCGTAAGCCTTGGTGTTGTTTTGGCCTTGGCTTAATTTTTAATCTTTTCTTATTTCTTCTCATGCCTGAAACTTTTGCTCGCACTAGTACTGCACTAACCACTACTGATATTACCACTGTTTATCTAGCACCATCTGGCAACGTAGCAGATCGTGCAGTCGTCTTGGCTTGCGTTGCTGCCAATATCAATGGCACGAACCCAGTGGATGTAAGCTTGCAAGTAACCACTTCTGGTGACACCAAGCTTTCTTCCATTGCACACACCATTACGGTGCCTGCCGATTCCAGCATTGAGCTGGTTGCAAACAAGTTGATTTTAAAACAAGGCGAAAAGCTTCGTGCTATTGCTTCTGCCGCTAGTGGCATTGATTTTACAGTTAGTGCTTTAGAAATTACTGTTTAACATTATTTTTTTTGTTTGAGGCAAAACAATGGCTAGAGGAGAAGGTGGCTACATTGGCAAACAGCCCACTTGGGTGCCGGGCGCCAATCCCGCATTGTCTGGCGCCTGGACAATTCAAGAAGCATACGACAGGAGTAAAAATTCGGAGTGGGGCTTTGTTCAAACGCTGCCTAGCATTGGCGATGCCTATGAAGGTGGTTTCTTTGCTGGTCTTATTAGTCACACAGACAATGGCGTGGCGACACATGGCTTGATCGTTGCGCCAAGCGCAAGTGGTTACAACGGGCAAGCAACGCTGCAGTGGAAAACCACCAACACTTCCACGGCTGGTACTACGAGTCCGTTTGATGGCGCAATAAATTCAGCCAATATGAATAATGCAAGCCATCCTGCAGCGCAGTATTGCGAAGGGTTGACGATTGGTGGCTACAGCGATTGGTATTTGCCAGCACGTTACGAGCTAGATATTGCCTACGAAAACCTTAAGCCCACCACTACCAACAACAACACTTCATGGGGCATCAACCCATATTCAGTGCCTGAGCGTACGGTTAATCGTACTGCTGGTGCGCCTGCTCAGACATCTCTAGCAGCCTTCCAGACCG